TATATGAATCAGGTTGTCAAAGTTAAAAAGGATGTAAACATTCCGTCAGTAACCCATATTGACAATTCTGCAAGGATACAGACACTTAAAAGAGAGGATAACCCACTTTACTATGACTTATTGAAGGAGTTCGAAAAACTAACAGGAACACCGATTCTATTGAATACATCGTTTAACCTAAAAGACCACACAATGACAAATGACCCAGAAAAAGCAATTTGGACATTTCATAATTGTGATATGGATTATTTAGTATTGGGTAAATTTTTAATTAGTAAATAATGATATTACATGGATATGGGTGTAGTTGGACAGAAGGTGAAGGTTCAAATATTGAAATTGAAAAAACAATTACAGATAGAGAAAAAAAGAAAATATTTCGAAATAGTCATTCTTGGGTTAGTAGCTTGGGAAAAAAATTAAATATAGATTTAATAAATAATGGAATTAGTAGTAATGCCAATAATAAAATATTTAATCAAGTTATTGTAGACATTCAAAATTTTAGAATCAAAAAAGGTGATTTTGTTGTTATAATGTGGAGTTCATCTTTAAGAGACTATGTTCCATTTTTACCGACAGGAGAATGGGTCAGTTGGTCAGTAAAACATTTATTACAAACTCCTGAAAAATTTATAAATTCATATAAAAGTAGTAACACACACTATGATTCATTTATGTCTTTTTACAAAGATTTTTTTGTAAGTGAAATGTTTAATCAAAATTATTATAATATTGTAAATCAAAATTATATTCTATTTTTACAAAAAATGTTTGAATTTTATGACATAAAATATTTAATGTGCGATGGTATAGAATCAATGTTTATAGATTTACAAAAAACAGATGATATTACTCATTTGATTAATAAAAAAAATTATTGGGGATTTAGAAAAGAAACATTTAGAGAATTTTTAAACAAAACAAATCGGTTAGATATTTGGGAATATCAAGATGTAACTTATAAAACCAGAGCTACTCAACATCCGAACAAAGATGGTTATAATCTAATAAGTGAAGAACTTTATAATTATATAGTAGGAAACAACATAATTTAATATGGCAACAGAATTTCAATTATTTGATGGTAAAAATTTATCATCATTATTTAAAGATATATACGAAAATCAATTAAACAAAAAGAAAAACATTTCTGAATTGATTGAATCACTTCGTAAGTTAATTAAAAATGTAGGAGAAGCAACTGTGATTGCACCTATTATAAAAGATTTAATTGAGGTATCGGTTAAAAACGATGACCACTTAATTAAACTTGCAACTATTGCACAAAGATTGGCAGCTGCAGAAGCAAAGGGTATTGGTGAAGATGGTTGGTTAAGTGAAAACGAAAAAGCTCAGTTACTTGCAGATATGGAAGATACTATTAATGCAGTTGAAGAAAAGTCTAAAGAAAGAATGGGTGATTTAGAAATTGAAATAGAAGAGATTAAAACTAAATTATAATGATAAATGGATTTTTAGCTACTGTAAAAAAAGTTTATACTAATTTTGATAAACCTATAAATGAAAACGATTTTGTTTCTATTACAGATAATGAAAACTATGTAGGAAAAAATGATAATAGATTTTTAGGAGCGATTGAATTTAATAAAGAAAGTTTTATTAATAAACAAAATTTTGCATTTCCATTTGATAAAAATAATATTACATATCCAATAGTAGGTGAAACTATTATTATTATTGAGATTGCAAATTCAAGCTATTGGTTACCGTACTCAGTTTCACAAATACCAAATTATAGAGAAGATGTTAAACTATCGGAAATTACTAAAGAAAAAAATATTTTAAGTGCAGACTCTTCGGATAAAAATAAAAATTATTCTGAAGTTAAAAATACACACACAACTGGGCAAAAGAAAATACAATCACAATCTAATAAATCCGAATATAAAAAAAATGAAAATATTAAATTCTTAAAACCAAGAGAAGGTGATACCATAATAACAGGTAGAGCCGGAAATACTATAAGATTTTCAGAATTTTTTCTAACAGAAGATGAGACAACCGATGAAAATGGTAATCCAAAGGGAGGAACATCGTCACCATCAATATTCATTCGTAATAAACAAAATCCATCATTAGATAACGAAAAAATTGGAACATTAGTTGAAGAAAGTATTAATTTGGATGGAACATCGGTCTATATAACATCGGGTAAAGTAAAAATACCATTTACAGAAGTAATTAAAAAACAAAAAGTTGGATTCACAGAATATCCAAATTCAAAAGAATTAAAAGGTAATCAATTTTTTGTAAACTCAGATAGAATCATATTATCAGCAAAAGCAAATGAATTTATTATATTTGGAAAAAAAAATACTGGTATAATAACCGATGGTAAATTTAGTGTTGATGCCGAAAAAGATGTTTATTTACACACCAACTCAAATTTAATATTACATTCCAAAGGAAACAATCAAATATTTTTAAACTCAGATAGTGGTGGTAATATTTATTTAGGAAAGAATAGTGCGGCCGGTGGTGCAGGTGCCGATGTGCAAAAGATGGTATTGGGTGGTGAACTTATTCAAGTATTATCGGATTTAATTGATGCCATAACACAACAAATGTATTTAACCCCAGCAGGCCCATCTAGTACCGGGCCCACCAATATTGCACAATTTAATAGTATAAAACAAAAGTTGAAAATTATACAATCTACAAGAAATTTTTTAAGTAAATAATATGTCTTGGGGTAATTTTAAAAATACATTAAAACCATTAATGACTTCAATGTCATATGGTAAAGATATGAAAGGGTTTGCAGCTGCATTTACTTTAGCATATGATGTTGCAATTAAGAGTGGAAAAGAACCATTAAATGATATTCCACTTTTAAATGGAAATACAAAAACAATGCAAGCTTTATTATTAATATTTTTAGAAGCAACTCAGATAGATACAAAATTAACATTTTTAGATGTGGTGGGCCCTGCAATATTATCATATTGGGGTGGTACAAGTTTATTACAATTACCTCCCAAAATTCCCGCTGCTGGTTCAATCCAAAATGTATCGACAATAGTTGCACCTGTTCTATCAATTGGGAGTTGGACAAAATTCCCAGTAGCACCATCAAATAGTCCGGATGCATTTTTAGATGCATTTATAAATTCAGCAAAATTACATTTATCAACGATATCAGGAATATACCAAGTAATGGCACAATATCCACCACCTGCACCAATAGCACCTGGCATTGTACCATGGTCTGGATATTATGTATCGGACTAAATTTTATATTTCAATATTTATTACTAAAACATAACAGAACAATTATTTATGAAATCAGAAATTTTACTAACTTTAATCAAAGAAGTTGTTAAAAACGAAGTTAAACAACAAGTTAAAGAAGAATTAACTAGACTTATCAAATCTGGTGTGGTTACATTAAACTCACAAAAGAAAACAACAATGTCATTAAAAGAAATGACTGAAGTTCCTGAGTATGCAATACCAATTAAAAAAATATCACAGAATCCTACACAACCACAAAAAGTATTTACAAATAACCCAATGTTGAATGAAGTACTAAACCAAACTCAACCATTTACTGCACAACAAAGAGCAGAGGGTGGTATGCCAGGTGCCGGTGGAAGTGTATTGGATATGATACAACCTAATATGCAAATGGATGAAGATTGGAATACAATGGATTTTAGAGAATCAGGAATCCCACAGAATATTCCACAACAATTGGAAGCAAATGGTGACCCGTTGGCAAATGCAACTGTAAAAGCATTGACACGAGATTATAGTGAATTAACTAAATTATTTACTAAACAAGAACAACAAAAAAAAGGTAGATAATGGCAATAGAGTTAGGTAAATTTAATGTAACTGATTTAACTGAAAATGATTACAAAGTACTTGGAATTGGAATTAATAGAACTTCTGATTCTAATGGTATTTTTGCGGTAAATTACACAACACTAACTCAAGCAAAAGATAATTTAAAAAATTTAATTTTAACCAAAAAAGGTGAAAGATTAATGAATCCAAATTTTGGATGTGACATTTGGGGATTATTATTTGAACAAATAAATGAAGAAACAATTGGTACTAAAATAGAATCGTCTATATTGGATGCAGTTGGAACTTGGTTACCATATTTGAATATTGAACAAATTATATTTGATTATAATGAAGCTGATATAGATACTAATAAAATTAGTGTCGATGTTAAGTTTTCTTTAAAATCAAATACAACATTAACTGAATTATTAAGTGTAACTATAAATAACTAAAACTAAATGGCGATTAAATCTACAAATAAAAGTTGGGGTGATACTAAGAATATAAATTATGTAGGAAAAGATTTTGATACTTTAAAACAAAATCTAATTGATTATACTAAAACATATTTCCCAAACACATATGCCGATTTTAATGAAGCATCACCAGGAATGGTATTTATTGAGCAAGCAGCTGCTATTGGAGACATGCTTGCGTTCTATCAAGATACTCAATTAAAAGAATCAATGCTGGCAAATGCTACTGAAAGGAAAAATGTAGTAGCATTGGCACAATCGATGGGATATAAACCAAAAGTAACGACACCAGCAGTTACAACTCTTACTGTTTATCAGTTAGTACCTTCTATTGGTAGTGGTTCTAATAATGTACCAGATGCATCATACTATTTTAGAATAAAGGATGGTATGGAGGTAACATCTACATCAAATTCAAATGTAGTATTTAGAACTATTGATGTAGTAGATTTTTCAAATTCAACGGACAGAGAAATTGATGTATTCAATAGATACGAAAATACAGGAGAACCAAATCAATACCTAATTACTAAAAAGGTAAAAGCAATATCAGCTAAAGAAATAACAACTACAAAATCAATTGGTACATCAACCGATTATCCTACTATAACATTAAATGATTCGAATATAATAGAGATAACATCTTTAAATGATACTAATAATAACAAATACTATGAAGTTCCATATTTGGCACAAGAAACTATATTTGTAGAAACGCCAAATACACAAGTTAATAGCGATTTATATGTATCTCAAAGTTCGGTACCATATATTTTGGAAGTACAAACGGTACCTAGACGATTTTCTTCTAAAGTAAATTCAGATAATACTATTGATATTCAATTTGGGCCAGGTAGTGCAAATAGTGGTAATCAAACTTTAATACCAAATACAAAAAATGTCGGAATGGGTATGGCAAATTCAATTCAAAGATTAAATCAAGGAATTGACCCATCAAATTTTTTAAAAACAAACACATTTGGAATATCACCAACAGCAAATGAATCATTGACAATTAAATATTTAGTCGGTGGTGGAATTGAATCAAATGTAAATGTAAAAGATTTAACAACAATATCTAAAATAGAATTTAATGAAGATTTGTTGTCAATAGATTCAACACAATTAAACAACTACCAACAATATAAAAACACTATTGCAGTAGAAAATTTAGAAGCTGCAACAGGTGGTAGAAGTAGTGAATCAATAGAAGAAATTAGACAAAACGCATTGGGTGTATTTGGTTCTCAAAATAGAGCAGTAACAAAACAAGATTATATTGTAAGAGCATTATCTATGCCAGAAAAATATGGTAGTGTTGCAAAAGTATATGTTTCACAGGATGGAGAAATTGATAATAATTCACCCGCATCTATTCTTGCAAATCCAAAAAATATTACTGAATTTACAAATTTAGTTATGAGTTTGCAGGGTATGAACCAGGCCGCAGTTCAAAAAGAATTGATTAAATATCTTATTCAAAAGAAAACTAATATATCAGAGGTAAATAATCCATTTGCAATTAATATGTACATTTTAGGATATGATGTCAACAAAAATTTAACAAATATAAACGACGCAGTTAAACAAAACCTAAAAACATATATAAGTGAATATAGAATGATTACGGATGGTATAAATTTAATGAATGGATTTATTGTAAATATTGGAGTTGATTTTGAAATTATAGTTTATTCTAATTTTAATAAAAGAGAAGTGGTTACAAATTGCTTAACTATTTTACAAGATTATTTTAATATTGATAATTGGACATTTAATAAACCAATTAATATTTCCGAAATTGAATTGATTTTAGCAAATGTAGAAGGAGTTATGAGTGTACCATCGGTAAAGATTTCAAATTTATGTGGTGGAGATGGTAATTATTCAACAAATAGGTATAACATTGAACAAGCAACACAAGGAAAGATAGTTTATCCTTCTTTAGACCCTTGTGTATTTGAAGTTAAATATCCTAACAAAGACATAAAAGGGAGGGCACTATAATGCATAAATTTTACACATCATCATACGATGCAAGTATTTACTTACAACAACCTGAACAAAATGCAGGCAGAGACCAAATATTAGAAATAGGTAAACTTTATTATGGTTCTACTATGGA